ATATTTCTCCTTGATCACTTCAGGAGTGTAGTAGACCTTCTCCATTGGGCGATAAACTGTAATCTTATCGCTCACTACTTGNAGAAAGTCCTTGTCTGAAGAAATGATTGTTGAAGGCTTCTCTAACTTGTTTGCTACGTAGCTTATCGCATCATCAGCTTCTATTCCGTTTATTATAACAGTTTTAACTGGTAGAAACTTTAAGTACTCTATCAGCCTACGTAACTGACCTAACTTTGCCTCGTGCTCTTCATCAGGTGAACGGAAGATAAACTTATTAGTTATCCTGTGCGTTCCCCTACCTTTCTTATATTCAGGTAAAATACGCTTTTTTCTGTTGGTAGATTCTGCACCATCAAAAAATACGTAAACCTCAGTAGGTCTATGATTTATCATAAGACGACCAAGAGAGTTTAAAAACCCTCCTAGTCCTCCTATGTGTGCTCCATTAGGTGCTATAGAGTTTATAGCTGAGAAGTTTCGGAAGAATAGATTTAATCCGTCAATCAATAAAACCTTTTCTTTACGCTCTACTACACCGTCCTCTTTTACTTTATCGAGTAAACTTAGAACGTCCTTCACTATTGTGGCTCTTTTTCGTGAGTCAGTGCTTTAGAGTCTGATGTGTGTTCTTCTTCTATAACATCAAAGCCTTCACCTCCCATGATCTCTGCCCATTCCTTAGAAAAATCTTTCTTATAGTTCTTCAGATCAGTGTCGTTATCCTTAATAAACCCGTGTGGTGTCATAATGAGTTTACCTCGTGTAGTAATACCATTGATGTGATTCTTGTCAATCTGGATGTTTACTCTCTTAGCAAACTCTACTTGCTTACCATCCTTAATAGCCTTAAGCTTTGATGTACCTGCGTTAGTAATGTTACCAAAAGTGATTACAAATGTTGAATCGTACCACATCGCTTTACCTCCCTTGTTCTCCATCTTAGGTTGACCCATTGGATTGTCAGGCTTAGCTGCCCATACCTTGTTGATACAAACTAAAGTGTTAGTATAAGGATAAGACTCTTTACGAGATAATGTGATTCTCTGGTTGATGTTGTTACCAAACTGTGTAGACATTGCTCCTGCATTCCACTCATTGTTATTCTTATTAGATGTAATCGATAGCTCACAAGGAACTGATCCGATACTATCCCAGAAGAACATAAGGTCGTAAGGTAACTCTCCCTTCTTTTGGTCATCTAACATAGAACCAATAAATGCAGACACATCTTCAATAGAGTTTAAGGTCTCACGATCAGCATAGATGAAGAAACCTTCATAATCAAGGATCTCTCCTGTAGATTCATCTACAATCTCATTCACTTCAAATCCCATCTCAATAGCATGCTGCCAGTTCCACTTCATCTCAGTGATAATGAATACAGGTAGAATACCCCTCTTCTGTGCTGATACAGCTGCTTCAATCATAGCTGTTGTCTTTCCCGTATCCGAATGCCCACGTAGTAACACAATGTGTCCGGTTGGTATTCCAGGAATTGAAGTTACATCAGAAAACGCATTAGATAATGGAATCCATTGTTGATCTTTGAACTTAGAAATAGTCGCTATTCCTTTACTCTCACGATACTTACTCAGTGAGAAGTTCTGCTTCTGTGCTGCTACTGCAGCTTCTGTTAGTGATTTCTTTGCCATAACTTAAAATGGAAGATCTCCGAAAGGATCCTCTTCTGCTTTTACTTCTTCTTTTACTTCCTCTGTTGATTCTATTGTAGGAGCTGATTGATGAACTGCCGTGTAATCACGTCCAGTTTCCTGAGCTGGTTCTGGTTGAGATGTAGTGTCAGTGTAAGGCCCTAATACTTTACCAATAATTTCCTTCAACTCATTGAAGCTGTTTTTAGTGAACTGATCAACAAGAACAGGTTGGTTTTCTGTATACTGCTTTACAGCAGCCTCAGAACCAAGCTCAGACTTTTTACCAAGCTCAAACTTAGTTTGCTTGTAGTTGCCCATGTCCTCAATCCAAACTTTTACATCACGTCCATTAATAGGATCATAAATCAAGTTTCCTTCTTTCTCAATATTATCAAGTAAAGATTGTAATAACTTCTCAGTTACTCCCCAGTACTTAACACCTTGAGCTTCCTGTCCTCTTACTACGACAGGTAAAAAATACTTGCTTGAAGATCTAAGCTGATATAAGATTTTACTCTTTATTTCAGGATTTAGATTTTTATACTCCTCAGAGTTTTCGGAAGTGAACATCTCTACAAACATATCAATAGGATCAGATTCTCCATAAGAAGAAGGTGAGAGTACAGAAATCCTATACTGTCTGTCTCCTACTTTCTCAGTAACCCCAGTGTTATAATAAAACTTGAGTTCTTGGATTGGAATGTCTCCATCAGACGTAGGAACAATACGTAAGATCTGAGGCTGATTAAGCCTTGCCTTAAAAAGGGCCTTCTCTGATTGATTTGATTGATTGTTGGTTTGCTGGCTGAATCTACCTCGTAGCGCATCCAGCTTGGCCTTTTGGGCCGAAGCGTCAAAACTATTCATAATAACAAAATTTATATAACTATTTTACAAAAAACTTTTTACTAATCCAACTGAATGATCTTATGAATCTTTGTATTCAGTTGTTTTAAACTGTTATGCTGTGTTAGCAATATACAGTTCCTATAGTGATTCCAATCCACTTTAAAACTTGTATCTACTACCCCTCCATTGAGTTTTTTTATTAACTCATTTAAAGCATTGATAGTGTAAAGTGTATTGGACTCTTTCTTTCTATGTAGTAGGATTGTATTTTCAGGAATGCTGTCAACATTACCACTATCTACATTGTACGTTAAAACATACTCATCTGAGTCAACAATCTGCAGTGCAAAAATCTTATTGTACTGAATTGTGTAATCTACTTGCACGCTCTCTACCAGCTGATCTAAATCTTCAAGTGTAGTGAATGTTGCAAATAACCTTTTATTAATCTTTCCTTCCATTGATATTATATCGTAAACACTATTGAAGTCGTAACTTAAGTGTTTATTATAAATATCCGTAGGTTTATCCAAAGTTGTAATCATAACCGCTTTTTATACTGGTGTTTAATTTCTTATTTTTAAATACTTTTTGTATCTCTGTAAGCAGGTTTTCCTCTCCCTTTTTTACATCTAACAAAAAACTGTCATATACTGTGAGAACTATCTTTGTATGAGACCCCTTAAGTATCTCCTGTATGCCCTCTAATATTTCTACATTGTAGGAACTCTCGGTTGCCTGTAGAAAATAGTTAAATATTTTTTCTTTATTCATCTCGCCCAAAACACTCTTCTCAAATCGGTAACCGCTAATGGGCTCTTCTAAATATCCTTTGGACTCATACTCGTCATACAACTCCTGTTGTTTTCTAAGTAATACTTTAAAGTACGACAAATCTTTGTACTTTGCAAATACCCTCCCGTAAAATTGTTGAAATGTTATCTCTTTAGCCTTATCCCTACTTACTCCATACATCTTAGCAAAACTCTGATGTACGTCTGGNTCTTCGAACTCATACCCGATAAGATGAGAAACAATCACAGGGTGATACGCCTTGACATCAAACTCCACAAAGTAATCGTTCGTGGGAATAAATGCGGAGCGTTCTCCTGTCTTTTTATTTAGCGCAGCATAGTTTACCCCTCCGTGCTTATTTGAAGGGCGTGTGGTGCTTGTATTTAAGTTATATTGAGGGTATACAACGGGCTTGTCTCTATGGTGAAAGTGCTTGAAGAATAACTCGGGATTGATCCCAATACCTGACCGCTCGATGTTGTGGTAAACCACTGAAACTCTCTTGTTGAAGAAATCTGCATACTTTTGATTGTTATATTTGAAACATTTTGTTAGATTCTCGTAATCCTCCTGTAAACTCTCGTAATGCTTGACAATCGGAATGATCCTGTTAATATCACTCAGCTTCGGAAAACGCCTCTTAAAAATCTTGTGAGTCTGCGTTTGATGCCTCTCAAATGATTTAGGAGGATAACTACATGATCTAAGACCGGTATGATGAAAATAATGATAAGTAGACTTAAGGTCACAAGTATAAAGAGTCTCAAAGGTTGATAAGATTTTAATGACTTCGCTAAACGAAACATTTATAGTGTCNGTGTGGGACACCGGAATCATAAAACCNTTTGTNGATTGTTTAGGTCTTAAGTAGACCGCACAAACATTGTTTTCTGCAGGGTGTAGCCTATCATCTGAAGGTATAACATCTATGTAACCTTCTTTATATCCGCTATTGTGTAACCTTTCTAACTGGTCTTTACTCTCTACTAACCAATACATTCTATAACCTATTTACTAATAATATAAGCTATTGATTGTAATATTGCAAATAATTGTCTCTAAATATTTTTCTAAATCCAGGAAGTCTCTGCTGCTGCTCAGTCTCCATAACAATGTTTCTGTTTGTCTTATACACTTCCTCTTTATCTCCAGATATCTGCCAAGGTAATGTTATAGGCTGATATAGCTGCCATAGTATAGTATTATTCTGATTTTTTAAGTTTTGATAATCCTTCTTTGATATTTCGTAGTAAATATTTTGATTTGCTTTTTTTGTGAAATATCTTTGAAACTCTCCTATATCGTAGTTATCATCTGTAGGTTGTGCAAAATATTTGCTTGGCACCTTTCCAGGTTTAACTGAAGTTATCTTAGGATTATACTTTGTAGTCCAAGATGTATTTTTAGAAAGAGGTGCTGCATCTTCCCCCTCTTCTGTAGGTTCTTTTATTAATTCAAACTG